ACGTTATTGCTTTAATGAGCCTATTCGCAGTTTTGAAGCGGATGGACTGCATAAGGCCATTATAGCGGATGAACTGTATAACGAAGCGCAAAACATTATTTCAAAAATCCCGAAAACGACAAAGACAAAAAGGCCGCTTGAACGGAATTATTATACCGGCCTTTTGATATGCGCGAAATGCGGAACCAAAATAACGCCGCATTATTCATACCGTATGTACAAGGGGACAAAACACGAAACATATTCCTATATATGCGGCCACCGTACAATGAAAGCATGTGACGCGCCGAATATGACCCATAAAAACGTAGAAGCGGCGTTCCGTGATTTTATGTTTTCGGAATACAACGATTTTACCGTTGGTGATACAATCGAACTGGAAAAAAGGAAAAATATCAAACGGGAAACGGAGGCGCAAATAAAAGCCTACCGGGATAAATTGCGGCACATAGACGGCAAGGAAAAAGAGGTTATGAGTTTTTATCTTGACGGCAATATTGATTTTGACAATTACCGCAAGATGAAAAACCAGCTTGACGCAGACCGGGAAATAATTCAATCGGAACTATCAAAGATTGACACCGCCGCTGATGAGGGAGCCGTCACGATAACACACGACCAAATTATTACCAGCTTCCGGGAAAATTGGGATTTGCTGAATGATGTTGAAAAACGGCAATTCCTTATCAAGTTTGTCAAAAGGATTGTCATTTTTAACGAACGTGCAGAGGGGGTATACCGGGGGACAATCAAGATAGAGGCTGTGGACTTTAATTGTATGTAATATGGGTACAGACAGACACGCCGGAGCGGATGGGCGAACGCCTTTTTGCTTCCGGCGTTTTTTGATTGTTATTTTGTCAAACTATGGTATACTGATTTATGAAAGCGCAAATAAAAAATGGGAGTGTTTAATTAATGCCTAATATAGAAAAGATTTTACAAACCATGAAAAAACAGGAAATACCGAGCGAAACAATAGCCAATTTTATGTTATTTAAAACAAAGCAAGTAAAACCCGAAGATTATTTCGCATTTTTTACTCAAATGGAGGAATTGCTTTCAAAAGAACAATGTCTTTCTATTATGAATGAACAAGGTTGTAGAAAAACAGCTAAACTTTCCGAAAAACATCGCGTTTTTGGTAAAATACATGCCGATAAAACAATTCAAGAAAAGATTGATTTATTAACTGAATTAGATTCACCCCATAAAGCCCCATGTCATCTAAACACAGACGGCACACTTACTGTTTATTTTCAATATGGCACAAAAGGCGATTATTATTGTCCTTGTAACCCCATAAGGAACTTAAAATCTGAAATAATGCCTATTACATATTGTGGTTGTTGTGGTGGGCATATGCGTTTTCTGTATGAACATGCGTTTGGTGTAAAATTGAAATTAATAGAAATCGTTTCGTCAATGGCAAATTCAAACGGTGAAAAACCATGTAAATTTATTTATGAAATTATAGATTAGATTCATCTAATAAACATTTTTTATAAGCCTCTCACCGTCACCCCTCCCCCGGAATAAGATATAACCATCATTATTCCGGGGGTTTTACATGGACAGCATATACAACAATATCCCCGCCGAATTGCGGGACTTGCCGCAATGGGTAACGCACAAAGCAAAAATCCCTTACCAGCCACGCACGGGCGAAAAAGCAAAAAGCGGGGAGCCGTCAACATGGGACACCTACGCCGCCGCGCTGGAGGCCATGCAATCCGGCCAGTATGACGGTTTAGGTTTTGAGTTTCACAATAACGGCATTATAGGCGTTGACTTGGATAAAGCCGTTGACGATAACGGACAAGTCAAGGAATGGGCGCGGATAATTGTTGACTTGCTAAACAGTTATACAGAATACAGCATAAGCGGCAAGGGTCTACACATTTTCGTCAAAGCCGATATACCCGTTGACGGGCGCAAAAAGAAATTATCAGAAGAAAATGAGGGCATAGAACTATACAAGGCGCGGCGTTATTTTGCCATGACCGGGAACGTATACAAAGCCGTCCCCATTGCCGACCGTCAAAGCGAAATTGACCGCATATACAACAAATATTTTCCCGCCGTTCAACCAAAGCCGGAGCCGCCAAAGCCTCCCCCAACCGAAAGCGGCGGCAAGGATTATTTATCTATCGGGCTGGAAAAAGATAGGAAATTCCGGGCGATATGGGACGGCCAGCGGCCAAAAGAGGACGAAAGCGCAAACGATATGTCACTAATGAATAAGCTGGCCTATTGGTGCAACCGTGACATTCCCGCCATGATAGCCGCCTTTATACGTTCCCCCTATGCCGCCGGAAAAGACGAGGCACACCGGGCAAAATTAGAACGGGCAGACTATTTAGAGCGCACGGCAAAAGAGGCCGCCGACAAGATGGGCGCAACTGCCGTTTTGCATGACCGTGAATTTATGGCAGGGCGCAAAAATACGGCTGGCCGTGAACCCGGCAACAACCCCGAAAAAGTAAAGCCGGATGATTACACAGACACCGGGAATGCTGATATATTTGTACGCATATACAAACAAAAAGCCGTATTTTTAAAGTCTATGGGCTGGCTTGTATGGAACGGTAAAAATTGGGATGAAACCGATTTGGGAGCCTTGCGGCTTGCAATCGAATTGACGGCCTTAATGCTTACAGAGGCGCGGCAAGCGTTAAGAAAAGCACTTGGAAGCAAAGACAAAGACGAAACCGCCGCCGCAAAAGCGTATTTTCGGCACGTTCTAACCAGCCGGAACCAGCCGCATGTTGATAATATTCTTGACCTTGCCAAAAGTAAAATGGCCGTACTGCTGGAAGATTTAGACAGCGACCCGCATGTATTGAACACTCCCGCCGGAATAGTGGACTTGCGGACGGGAGCCATTAAACCCCATGACCCGGCACAACTATGTACAAAAATAACGAAATGTCCCCCCGGCGTTCAAGGCGCGGACGAATGGCAGGATTTTCTAAAAACAATTACCTGTGGGGATGATTCTTTAACAAACTTTTTACAGCAGATAGCAGGTATGGCCGCCGTTGGGCGCGTTTACATGGAAAACCTTGTCATTGCCTACGGTGACGGAAACAACGGAAAATCAACCTTTTTCAATACAATCCGTACCGTATTAGGGACATACGCCGGAAGTATCGCGCCGGAGGTTTTGACTACACAAAAGCAAAACAAGGGCGCGGATTATGCGGAATTAAAGGGGAAACGGCTTGTTATAGCCGCCGAACTGGACGAGGGTACACGGTTATCAACAAAAGCATTAAAACAATTATCATCTACCGATAATTTGACCGCCGAAAAGAAGTATAAACAGCCGGAGGACTTCATACCCACGCACAGCCTAATATTATTCACCAACCATTTACCAAGAGTTGGAAGCACGGACAGCGGCACATGGCGGCGCATACTTGCGTATCATTTCAAGGCAAATATTGATATGCAAATTGAGGTTAAGAATTACGCAGAGCAATTATATGAGCGTTGCGGCGAGGCCGTTTTAAGCTGGATTATAGCCGGAGCCGTAAAGTTTTATAAGGCGGGGCATACCATCACGCCGCCGGAGGCCGTAAAGAAAACAACAGCGGCCTACAAAGAGAAAAGTAACTGGACAAGAGAATTTTTAGATGATTGTTGCGAGGTATCAGACACGGCACAATGCAGGGCTGGCGAACTGTACACCGCATACCGGGCATGGGCGCAAAATTGCGGGGAATATGTGAGAAGAAAAGATGATTTTGTCGCAGAACTTGAAAGACAAGGTTTTGACCGCTATATTGACCGAACGGGGACATATTGGATAGGTATTAGAATTACACTACAAATAGAGCCACAAAGACGGTATAACCGCTGGAGCGATAGGTAAATCGTTCCAGTTTTTTTATGCGGCAAGATAATACATAAAATTATTTTATACGTAAGTTACCTTCATTCAACATATTTCTTATTAAAATTGCTGTTTCTTCTGGGCTTTGACATGAAGAATTTATAACGTGAGATTCATATAATCCTAAATCAGAAAATTCATTCCACATATGCGTTACGGCATTAGATTCTACTTGTTTATCACGGTTAGCATTTCGTAAAATCGTTATTTCTAAACTGGGACGTAAAATTACATATCGCACATCAAGACCATATTTAACCAATTCAAGCCAAGGTTCAAGAAACCACGAACCAACAACCCCATCAACTACGACTTCATATCCCCCGAAAGCTAATACTTTCACGCTTGCCACAAATGATTCGATTATAACGGTATTTTGTTCGTATGCTTCTGATAACCAAGGTTTAATATATCCTTTGCGAATATAACCATAAAAATCATCTGTATGAATATGTACTGCACGTTCATACGGTGAATTTTCGGCTAACATTCTTGAAATTGTACTTTTCCCTGTCCCCGGAGAGCCGGATACAATAATAATCTGTCCCATCTATATCTCCTAAAAGTTATATTTATTTCCAAAAGAATAATCTCGTATGTCAGTATACCATATTTCAAATCGAACGAACATACTTTTTGCAAAATATTGTATGTGTGGTGGTATGTGGTGTTCAAATATAAACTTTTTCAACGCGCCCGCGCACACATAAGGGGGGGAGGGGTAACATGTCCGCCGATTTTGCCATATCCACAGTGGATATGCACCATACCCGCCGCCGTTTCATACACTGAATAGATAGGGCAGTTTTGCGGAAAGGGGCGGGACATTGAGCATATTTACGCGCATATTCAAGCGAAAAGACATACAAAGCCTTACCCGCGCCGGAATTGTCGAGGCCGGAGCCGCACAGTTTACCGCATGGGGCGGCGGCGCGTATGATTCGGACTTATACCGGGGAGCCGTTGACGCTATCGCAAGGAACGCCGCCAAACTGAAAGCCTCCCATGTCATAAAATCCGGCGGCATACGCCAAAGCGCGGAGGTCAAACTAAACCGCCTGTTACAAGTACAACCCAATCCATATATGAGCGCGTTTGACATGCTGTATAGGCTTGTCACGCATTACTATTTGTATAACAACGCTTTTGCCTATCTTGATAAAGACGGGCGCGGGGATATTACAGCCATATACCCAATACGCGCCGGAAGCATGGACTTTTTAAGCGATAACAGCGGCGCGGTTTATTGCCGTTTTCGTTTATCCGGCGGCAATACCGTTATATTGCCTTATGCGGACATTATACACCTACGCCGCCATTTTAACAGCAATGACCTTTTAGGCGATAACAACAACGCCATTATCCCCGCGCTGGAACTGGCGCACACACAGAACGAGGGCATTATACAGGGCATAAAAAGCGGCGCGAGAATCCGGGGCATATTGAAATTTGAACAAATATTGAACCCGGAAAAGATGAAACAAGAAAAAGACCGTTTCATTGATGATTATTTAAGCATATCCAACGAGGGCGGCGTTATCGCTACCGACATGAAAACCGCATACCAGCCGTTAGAACTAAAACCCGCCATCATTGACGAAAAACAGACAGAGGCCGCAAAAATCAAGATTTATGACTATTTGGGCATATCGTCAAAAATAGTCAATTCCTCATACAATGAGGATGAATGGGCGGCCTTTTATGAATCTGTTATTGAGCCGCTGGCCGTGCAAATGAGTCTTGAATTTACTCGCAAAATATTCAATGACCGGGAACAGGCTTTTGGAAATTCTATCCTGTTTGAATCCGGGCGGCTACAGTTTTCCAGCAATTCAACGAAAGTAAAGCTAATAGCGGAACTTATGCCCTATGGCCTTTTAACCGTCAATCAAGCGTTAGAGATATTAAACCTCCCCGCCGTTGCAGACGGTGACAAACGGTTACAGACCTTGAATGTAGTGGACGCTTCAAAAGCCAATAAATACCAGTTGGAGGAAAACGCATGAACGAACATAGAATAGCGGAAATCCGAGCCGCCGGGGAATCCGGCATGAGCATACAGGGAACCCCGATTGTGTATGACATACCAACGGTTATCAATGACCCGGCGGGGAACTATACCGAGATTATACGCCGGGGCGCATTGGACGGCGCGGAATTGACCGGGGCGCGGCTTTTATATAACCATGACTTGAACAAAGTGCCGCTGGCAAAATTCCCCACAACCATGAGGCTTGCCATTACTCCCGCAGGGCTGAACATGTCCGCAGACTTGCCGGACACCGAGGCGGCACGGGAGATATACGCCGCAATCAAGCGCGGGGATTTATCCGGTATGAGTTTTGCCTTTACCGTTCCAAAAGACGGCGATAATTACGACCGGGCAAGCAATACGCGCATTATTAGCCGTATTGATAAAGTCTATGATGTTTCAATCGTACCATTCCCGGCCTACCCGCAAACCAGCATTGAGGCACGGGCGGCCATGACCGGGGACACAAAACAAAAGGCTATAACGCTATGTAATCATATTCTAAAAAATCATACTTTGAAAGGGGAACCCCGTATGAAATTCACTACTACAGCCGAGGCGTTCAACCATTACCGCACGGCCTCTATTGAGGATATGGAGAAACGCGCCGCTGAAATTAAAACAGAGATTGAAACGGGCGGCAATGGAGGCAATGCGGATATTGAGGCGTTAAACATTGAATTATCCGGCATATCCGAGGCACGGCAAAACATTATAGACAAACGGGAAAACCGGGGGGTTGGCTTTAATCCTATCACGGGCGCGAACTTTGAACAACGGGCGAGTTATGCGGATGGAACTGTGGACATTATTTCCAGCGTTGAGTATCGCAATGCTTTTTACAAAAAATTGTTGGGCCAAAAATTAACAAACTTTGAGGCGGCGGCATGGGAAAAGGCCCAAACGGAAAAAAGGGCCGACAGCTTTAATACCACCACGGACAGCGCGGCGGTTATCCCTACGCAGACCTTAAACGAGGTTATCAGCAAGGCGCGGAAAATGGGCGGCCTTTTGTCCGTTTGCCGTTCGTTCAATATCCCGGCGAAAATCAGCATACCCGTTGGAACGCCTACAGGCGCGGCGGCATGGAACACAGAGGGCGCGGAAGTCGAAAGCGAAAAAGTAAATGTTGCCTCTGTAAACTTCGGAGCCTATGAGATATTGAAAGTATTTTCAATATCAGCGGCGGTTAAGCGCATGAGCGTTCCGGCCTTTGAAAACTATCTTGCGGATGAACTGGCCGCCTCTGTTATGGCTACGCTTGCGGACGGCGTTGTAAACGGCACGGGGGATAATCAAGGAACGGGCATATTACCCGGCGTTGAATGGGTGGATGATGAAAACGCCTTGACCTATGAAAACTGGCAATCATTCGCTAACCTTGCCAAAACCGTTGCGAAACTTAAACGGGGGTACGCCAACGGCGCAAAATGGGTTATGAATAACGCTATGCTGTTTACCCATTTATACGGATTGATGGACGGCAACGGCAGACCCATTTTCTTACAGAACCCGCAAATTGACGGTATCGGTAAAATATTGGGCTTTGACGTTATTGTTGATGATTATATGCCGGATGATGTTATCCTTTTCGGAAATTTCCAGTATATGGGTTATAACTTGCCGGAGGGTATCGCTGTAGAGGCTTCCACGCAATCCAGCTTTAAAAGCGGCAGAATTGATTACAGGGCGTTGGCAATAGCGGACTGCAAGCCGATTGTGCCGGAGGCTTTTGTCAAGCTGTATAAGGCATAGATGATATTATGATTACGATTAACAAGGCGCGGGAATGGCTACGCATAGACGGAACCGAAAACGATATGATTATCGAGGGTTTACTTGCCGCCGTTCCCGCCTATATCGAAACCGCTACAGGATTAAAGCCGGAGGCGCAAAGATTATTACCGCTGGCCGAAGTCGTTACAAAGTTTTTATTATTGCTGTGGTACAACCCGGACGGGACAGACACGGAAAAACTGCAAAAGGTTATTGACGGCCTGTTAAAATCATTGTCGAGGGTTACGGCATGATAGGCACACAGTCATTCTATTGGACTAACAAATGGCGCAAAACCGCCGCTTTATTCATGGAAAGTAAAAACGGGATATGTGAACGCTGTGGGCGGCTGGCGCATATAGTACACCATAAAGAGTATATCACGCCGGAAAATGTGAACAATCCCGATATAACATTAAATTGGGATAACTTGGAAGCGTTATGTTCCGATTGTCATAATAAAGAGCATAACGCCGGGGCGAGTGTCGCGGACGGTTTAATGTTTGACGTAAACGGGGATATACGAAAACAATAGCCGCCTGTGGGTATGCGTGTGGAATCACGCAGGGCTTGTATATTGCATATAATAAAATATATAAACCCATCCCCCCGGTATGGCTTCCTTGCTGTACCATCCCCGACATCGGGCAGGGGGCGTTAGAAACCTCTCCCATGTTTTGGGATAAGGGGAGGGGTGCTTTTCCATGTCTAATTGTATGCTTTT